AGCCCGAGAGGGTTTTGGTTCCGGCGATCTGCGCAAAGAGCTTTGCTTGTGCGTTGACCGGATAGATCACTTGTCTGCCGTAGTTGTTGACCAACTTCACGACAACCACTTTTTCCTTGAGTACCTGTGCCATTTTTCACTCCTATTTAATTCCTGACCACGGTTCGATCATAAACCGTTAACGGATAGCGTGCAATCCCCTAACGGTTATTTTGTTGCAAATAAATTCGGTTCACACATCAACCCATTTCTGCGAGTAGGCATCCCATGCCACGCGCTTGAATTCCGTAAGGTGGTGGCTTTCAATGATCTGATCTTCAAGTGGATAGCCAAGACGGAAGAAACTATTGGGCGCTACATGAAGGAGAGATAAATGCTCACCTGGTTGCAATTCGATCAACATGTGTTGGCGACCATCCTTCAATACCTTGGTGTGTTTGATCTTCATCACCATCCCCCTTGATGTGGGTTGTAGACACTCAGGTACTTCTCGCACCAGACGCCGATTGCTTGCCAAACTCTGAGGGCCAGGTCGATCATGTTTGGGCTCCTGTGGCCTTGGCGATGGCCTCTCGTGCTGCATCCATGATTGGGCTGTTCTCGTCAACGATCAGTGCAGGATCAAAGCCTTCTTGTGCAGCGCGCACAAGAGCCAACACAACGTCCAGCAAATCAGGCGCGGCGGCGATCAGTCGGGCATTACCTGGCTGGTGGTCTGTTGTGATGCCATCCAGATGTGAACAAGATGGGTGGGCAGTCGCAACGATGCAATCATCAGCATCCAATATGTCCTCGCCCGAGGTTTCTATTGACCACGGACCGCGCATGGGCGCGCCGCTCACTTCGGCCCCCAGATCAGAATGGCCAAGCACAGCGCGCCAGTGATGCAGCTACCCCAGATAACAACCCGGTCCTGCCAGTCAAAGGGCCGCTCTGCTTCCGCATCAATGGACTGGCCCAGGCGCACCCGAACCTCGTCAGAGTCCCTGCGGTACACGCGCCATTCACCGCCACGGGCATAGAAGCCCACATAGCCGGTCTTGGTGCGTGTGGTCTGGCCCACGTCCATGATGAAGTCTGGTTCATCGAAAACAATCACGTCGCCTGGGCGGACTTCCTCGGCGCGGATGGTGCAAAGTTGGTTCATAAAATATCCTTTATCGGTTATTGATGGGCGTGACTATGCAGAGCGCCGGTTGTATAGAGTCTCGGCCGCTTCCTGGGTCATGCCCTTCTCGACATAGCGCCAGGACTTCATAAGGCCAGTTTTCTGGGAGGCGCTGCAATAGTTCTCGCACATCTTGTAAACGCCGTAGTGGCCGGTTTCCTTGTCGATTGCCAAGCCGTATTCGATATTGCGCTTGTTCACCTTGCGCTTGAAGATGCTGTAGGCCATGGTTAGTATTCCCCACTGTTCCAATCAGCCGGGTCGCGCATGGCCGACTCGCCCCAGGTACATACCCCGCACATGGAGCCCTGGTAAACCACCTTGCCATCCTTCACTCCGGTGACAACATGGTTTGCGCCGCACACTTCGCACTCATGGGTGTAGTCGGGCTTGTATTCATCTATTTCAATTACTTGCATAGTGCTATCTCCAGTTGGCGCATGGCCGGTTTAATGATCTTGGTCCGTGACCCGTTGTTGGACATTTGCAGTCCGCTAGGAATGACGTAGATGGTGTGAGCCTTCCGCATAACGCCGTCATCGCACTTGACGTGCAACCAGATACCGCTGTCACACGTCTCCATCTTTGTCACCACGCCGTCAAATCCAGGGTTGAATTTCCAAGGGCAGGGTAGGGTAGGGCCTTCAAATTCATATAGGTGGCTGATGCGAGTGCCGATGGCCATAACCTCATGGGTATTCGTACGAAGGGACTGGAATTGCTGGGGCCTCATGCCCTTGCCCGTTCTGCCACTGCCTGACGTGCCAGCTTGGCGAAGTCCTCATCTGCTGCGCGGTACCACGACAGCAGGTTGGTAAGTTCGTTTCTCAAACCCTGCTCTCCAAAACCACTACGCGATACCACGTCGATCTTGGAAACAAGGATCTGCGCCAGGCCGAGCCGGGTGCTTGCTGTCGCCAGGGCGGCGCGGGTTTCAACACTGTCTAAGCTGCTCATGAGGTTCTCCTGGTTAATTACGCTGCTGCTGCCAGCAACTCATCCCACATCGAAACATCCGATACCTTGGTCTTTAGGAAAGCAACCAAGTTCTTGATGTCGGCCTTGTAGGCGTCCGACAGATCCTCTCCATCGCTCACCATGTTTTCATATCCGGCGAGGTCAAAGCAGTCGACGCACAGCCTGACGTTTTCGTTATCACCGTTGCCGGTGGAGCGGGTCTTGCGTGTGCAGCACCGGCATTCATACATACCAGAGCCACGTTCAAAGCGATTGCGAGGGCGGTTCATATCCATCCCCTTAGCAGTTGAAGAAGGTGCGAACACCGTTCTCAAAGTTGATGATTGCAAAGCCACGGTTTGATGCCATAGCCTCTCTGCATGCTGCTCTCCAAATTGCTGCGTAATCCATTTTTCACTCCTGTTTAATTCCTGACCACGGTTTATTATAAAACCGAAAACGGTTATTGTGCAAGCCGTTTCAGGTTATTCGCAGGGGCAACGAAAAAAACTAGGCGCTACGTACCAGCTTTACAACAGGCTCGGACGGACGGAGTTGGGATTGGATGCGGGTGATGACTGCGTGGAGCTCACCGAGGAACACCTGAGCATGCTCTTCTTCAATGCACACGCCCTGGGTGATGATTCGGCCACAGGCCGTGATGCTCAGGTTGAGCGTGGCGACTGGCTTCGTGTCCGCAATGGCCTGGTCAATGTGCCATTGCTTGATCTTGTTGATGCGTTCCAGACTGGGATCTTTTGCTTTATTTAGTAGCGCCACTCGTGCGCTTTGCTGACGTTCCGATTCCTTTTTTACCATGGCTATCTTCCGCGTTTATCCCTGTGCGGTCCCCAGGCTTACGCGCCGACGCCTTCTTTACTGCTGCGGACATGGAAGCGGGAACCGGCTGCTCTGAGTTGACCAATAATTGTCGCGCTGTCCCATCTTGCCGGTTTTTGCGGGTTTCCGCTGACACCGATATGAACGACATCGCCCGATGTTGATCTTCGTCAGTTAGCTTGCGCCATGCAAGGATTAATTGCTGCTCGTCGTAATTCGGCGCTATGTGGATCTGCTGCTCGTCATTGCCCATTGGCTTGATCAGATCCAGCGGTTTGACCCGGTAGGCGTCGGCCAGCTTCTGCAAGACATCGAGCGCCGTGTGCACTTCACGCGCCAGGATGCGCTGGATGGTCGATTGCGAGAGCCCTGTTTTCTTATGGATCTTTGTCTGGGTGTCGAGGTCAGGTCGCTGATCCATCAGGGACCGGAGGCGCAACGCCAGGATGTCTTTTAGTTCCATGATGGTGTAAGAGGTACCCAATAAGCGAGGTTTCAAGTATTCCATAAACGGTTATTTCTTTGCGGTTGTCAAAATAACCGTTATCGGTTTATGATCGAGGCATGCGAAAAGAAACCGTTTCCCAATACCTGCTGCGCCGCCTGGATGCTTCCGCTGGAATGCATACCCGCATCGCAAAGGAGTCTGGTGTGGCTCAGGCCACGATTTCACGGATCTACCTGCGCAAAGTGTCGCCCCGGCTGGACATTGCCGAGCCGATCCTTGCCTGGTTCGACAAGCAGGACCGCATTGCCGAGCGGAAAAAGTCAGCATCCGGCGTCTCCGGTGGCACAAATGCTGTTCGCGGCCGTGCTGCCACTGCTGCAACCGCGGCCCTCCGTCAATAGACCGAACAGGGTAACGACTATGACCGTCGCCTGCGCAATCTCCCAGAGGGTTTTGCCAGTGAACGGTATTTCCTTCTGGCGCGCGCCGGATGCGAACAGGCATAGCGCGGCCCACGCAACCAATCCGAATTGACCCCAAGCCCAATCGAACACGAAAGCACCTCCCATGGCTGAAAACCAAACGATGTTAAGCCGGAGCGGAAATTCCGGGGACGGTAAGAAAACGTCGCGGATTGATGTTCCCGTAAGCGAGGAACTTGAGTCAGAAATCATAACCATGGCAACTCTTGACGGCATGACAAAAGCCGAATGGGTCCGGTACCAGATTGAAAAGATATTGCATGGAGAGATTGGCATGACCCGAAGGATGCGCTCCCAAACACACAAAGGGAATGGGAAGAATGGGGGAAGTTCCTCCGATGAATTAGGGTGGAGGTCGGAGTGAGCAATGTTCACAACCGCACATACAAACCAACAAAGCGGAGCACTTCATGACGCTGGATTGGATGGCGCGCCAGCTTGCAATACAGCCTGGCGGGCTGAACCTCAATGTTCCTCGATACAACCCAAAGCCTCCTGGCGTGATTCGCCCGGGCAGTTCAACAGAACAGGTGCTTGCCGTGTTCAAAGCCAACCCCAAGCAGTGGCTGTCGCACGCAAACCTGGCCTGGCATACCGGCCTGAGTCACAAGCCTATGAGTTGGGCACTGATCTACCTGCAACGCCAGGGACTTATCGAAGCATCAACCGGAGACGACGAGCGCAACTCGCGCTACTGCCGGTACCGCATCGTCTTGAAATAGGAGCCCACCATGCATAAGCAATCGCACGGCGACACGCCCATCTTGGAAATCGCCAAGACCTACGAGTACGAGTTCACTGGGGAATTCATGCGATTCCTCGAAGCCAACACCCACATTTATGACGCCTTCGAGCGTGAGGCCCTGCACATCATTGCCCGCGGCTTCAAGCACTACAGCGCCCGCACCATCATTCACGTCCTGCGCCATCACAGCGCCTTGAGCCAAGAGGGCGAGTGGAAGATCAATAACAACGTGTCGCCGTACCTGGCGCGCCTGTTCGCCTACGCACACCCCCAGCATGCCGACCTGTTCGAGTACCGCATTGCCAAGGCTGTGCATCGCCCAATAGCTTGCCAAGCACCCGCTGGCTTGGCTTATTGAAATGAGTTTGGGAGCGGATAGGTTGATCCCCGAAAAGACGGCTCTCCGGTCCGTCCTGCCGCGCTCCATTTAACCGGCTACTTCACGGAAAAGTAATGATCGAACAATCACCTAGGCCCCCAGCACCATACCCGCCAGATACGCGGGCCAAGGGCTGGCGCTTTGAGCTTGACCACGAACGCATCATGCAGTCCGACACGTGGGCACTGACACCCACGGACGTGCGCCCATGGCTTTTGATGATCTGGATGGTGGCCTGGCAGCAGACACCGTGCGGATCGCTTCCTGACCACGACGAGCTCATTGCCGCGCGCATTGGCATGACCCTGGACGACTTCAAGGCCAAACGCCAGTGGCTGATGCGCGGCTGGTGGGCTGCTGATGATGGCCGTCTGTACCACGATGTGATCATTTTGCGGGTGCAGGAAATGATGGCAAAGCGCAAAAGCGAAGCTGACCGCAAGGCACTTTCCCGCGCCAAAAACAAGAATTTGCCCCCTCCAGAACCTGAATATGTCCCTGATATGTCCCATGGGACACCCGAGGGACTACAGCAGGACTCCACCGTGAGTCCGACACCAGTACCAGTACCAGTACCAGAACCAGTTATTACTAAAGAACAGTGTGTGGGTATTCCCGCACCGACACACACTATTCCGGACAGTTTCAAAACCGAAATCCAGAAAACCCGGCCAGACCTGGACCCGGACATCGTGTGGGGGGTGTTCGTGCAGAAAACCAATCCCAGGGACCAGACCATCGCCGTGTGGAAGTCCTGGATCGCCAGGGAACGTGCACCGGCCAAAGTTGCAGCGAACCCATCGGACCCGCTTTCAGACCCTGACACCCGGGCCAGCATCGAAGCCAAGGGCATCGCCAAAGGCTTGGGCAAGTGGGACCAGACCACCGAGCAATGGGCCACGTACAAGGCCCGCGTGCTCGGGATACCGCCAGCAAACCGTTCATCATGGAATCAAAAAATCGCATCGAAAGGGATTGCTCATGCTGCGCAATAGCCAGGGAATTTCCGGGGTATCGCATGTTCACCCCGGCATGCATTTACTGCGGGGCGCGCCTCATCCAGCGTATTGGCCAATTCAGGATTCCCCCATCGGAGATTACAGCCAGGCGCCGAGTGGTGTTAGCCGACTGGGTGAAGTGGGGCCACGACGAGCAGGAAATACGCCGACTCGCAAAAGGCTCAACGGCCCTTGGCCCGGCGCCATCTACGGCGTCAGATCCCCAGACCCCGAAGAAACGCCGCTGAGTTGGGGCGAGGTGCACTTGGCAGTGCGGGAAGGCCTGCTATGAGCCGTTGGACCGAAAAGGAAGTTGCAGCATTGCAGCAGCGCAATGCCAAGCCGATGGTGATGAGCACCGTTCGCCTATCGCCATCGCTGACCGAGTACCGCGACAGCCCCAAGGCCCGCAACGCCCAGAAGTACAGCAACAAGCACATCACCGACCCGAAGGGCAACGTGTTCGATTCCAAGGCCGAGTACAAGTTTTGGTGCTACTGCCTGATTCGCGTGAAGGCCAAGGAGATTTTCAACCTGGAGCGCCAGGTGGTGTACGAGCTCGCGCCTGCCGTTATGGTGCAAGGCCGCAATCGGCCGGCACTGCGCTACATCGCAGATATGCGCTGGAACGAGGGCTCACCCAAGGGCAAGGTGGTGGTGGCCGATGTGAAGGGCGCAGTCACACCGGAATACCGCATCAAGCGGCACCTGATGATGTCGGTACACGGCATCGAGATTCAGGAGATACGCGCATGACGCCGATTCGCCTTGACGATGAGTACAGCTACCCGCTGCATACGTCCGGCTCCGTGTCCACGTTGCCGGTTGAAGATGAGAACGAGGCTATCGCCCAACTGCACCAGGCCGTGTTTGAGGTGACTGGCAAGCGCGTGGAGCAACCGGCCAAGCCTCGCATGGGGTTCCTGCCGTGATTGCATTCCTCGTGTTCCTCTGGGCAGTGTTTCACGCACACCCCATCGTTTGCATTGTGATGGTTTTCATCATGCTTGACCTATGACTACCGACCAGATCCACATGGCAATTGCCCTTGGCCGCTGCACCTTCGTGCCTGGCACTGGTACCAAGCGGTTCGCTCAGGACATGCAATACCGCGCCCTGAACATTTCCGATAGGCCCATCACAGCACGCCAGGCCGAGTACCTGCGCACCGCCGTTATTCGATTCCGCAAGCAGATCCCGGCCGATGTGGTGGAGCTTGCATGTTCACTGGAGACCACGGAATGTTGAAAAACCTACCTGATTCGGTAGAGAATGCCGTGTACGAGGCTTTGAAATCTGGCGGCGGCATGTTCCGGGTTCAGCACATTGCCATGGAGGACGTTTACCTGGCACCACCACCCAAGCCATACGGATGCCACAACCGCGCGCCCATCGTGACCGTGTGCAAGCCTACGTGCCAGTACACCTACACCGCATTAGGCCAGGCTGACGCACGCTGCCACGGCTGCAAGGAACGATCCAATGGGTGATCCGCTCAAGTCACCGCAAAAATCCTTTGTTGCGGAGTATTTTGATTGCTTCGATGTGGATATTGCTATGCGCAATTCAGCCCATGCCATGGATTCAAAGCTGCCAACAAAGTGCTTCTACGTTTACTTTCTTTGTGACCCCATTGACAACTCAATTTTCTACATTGGGAAGGGTAAGGGGCACCGCGCAAAGCACCATGAACGAAACGTAAAGAGCGGTGCGGAGACAAACGGAGCAAAGTACCTGCGCATCGCTTCAATCCTGGAACATGGTAAATCGGTTCGTGTGCTGATCTTTGCAACTACAGAAAATGAATCTGAGGCCTTCCGCATTGAATGTGACCTGATCAAATTGCTACGTAAACACGGGCTCACGAACATCGCAAATGGGGTTGTGAATACGGCTGAATCCTCGCTTTTGCGTGCACGTTGGCATCTGTCTAGGCTTTCCCCGCGCGACAAATATGTCTCTGATCATGATCCTGAATTCCTTGCTATTTATGACTGGGTTGTTGCTAGGTTGAAGGCTTCAATCGGAATTTATGAATACCAGGTGCACCATGGCAAATAAGCCACTTACCCCACAGCAGGAGGAATTTTGCAAGGCCGTGGTGTCTGGATTAAGCCTGTCTGACGCCTACCGAAAGGCCTACAAGACTGGGAAAATGAAGGCCGAAACCATCAACAAACGGGCATCAGAACTCAGAGCCAACGGGGAGATTACGGGTAGGGTTACCGAATTGGCCGAGTCAGTGAGCCATGAATTCGTCTTAAACACCGCTGATCTGCTCCGTGAGGCTGCGCGGCTGGCGTTCTCAGACCCACGCAAGATCATGCACGCCGATGGCCGTGTGAGGCTTCCTATTGAGCTTGATGCTGATACCGCACGCGCGATTTCCTCATTCAAGATCGATGAATATGGTCGCATCGAATACAAGTTCTGGGACAAAAACAGTGCGATTGAGCGCCTGTTCAAACACAAGGGCCTGTTCGAGGTGGACAACAAACAGAAGATTGACCCGCTGATTGCCTTCGCTCAGACGCTGCAAGGCGACATTGCTGGCCCAGGCGCGCTACAGATCCCCGAAGATGACGATTGACCTGGCACACCATGAAGAGGTGCGCAAGCACCTGAATGACCGCGTGTGGCGCCTCACATCCGGCAAGCTGTATCAGATCATCGTCAAGGGCGATGATGATGACGAGGACGGCTTGGTGCTGCCCTTTGTTCCCAACCGTGCCCAGCGCCGGTTTATGGCCCGGCTGCACAACCGCAATGTGATCCTCAAGGCCCGGCAATTGGGGTTCACCACACTGGCCGCGATTCTCTGGCTGGACACGGCGCTCTTCTCCAAAGATCCAATCCGCTGCGGCATCATTGCCCAGGATAAGGAGACAGCCGAGTCGATCTTTCGTGACAAGGTGAAGTTTGCCTATGACAAGCTGCCCGAGTTCATGCATGAAATGTTCCCGGTGGAAACCTCCAACACCAAGGAAATCGTATTCGCGCATAACCACAGCAGCATCCGCGTGGCAACCAGCGTGCGCGGTGGCACCATCCACCGGCTGCATATCTCCGAGTTCGGCAAGATCTGCGCCAAGTTCCCCGACAAGGCCAAGGAGGTGGTGACCGGCTCCATCCCTGCCGTGCCCAAGTCCGGCATGCTGATCATCGAGTCCACCGCCGAGGGCCAGGAGGGCGAGTTCTACAAGATCAGCCAGCGCGCGCAGGCCCTGTTTGAAAAGAATGCGGTGCTCAACGAGAAGGACTACCGGTTTCACTTCTTCGCCTGGTGGGAGGCGCCAGAGTACGAAATGGACCCCGAAGGAGTGGTATTCACCGAGGCCTATGCCCTGTACTTCACCGACCTTGAGGGAAAGATTGGGCGCCCCATCAGCATGGAAAAGCGCGCCTGGTACGTGTCGACCTGCGAATCTGACTTCTCCGGTGACCAGACCGCCATGTGGCAGGAGTACCCCAGCACGCCCAAGGAGGCGTTTCAGGTATCGACTGAAGGCTGCTACTACTCGCAGCAACTGGCCCTGGCACGCAAGCAGGGCAGGGTGCACAAGACCATCCCCATGGAGTCCACGCCGGTGAATACCTTCTGGGACTTGGGCAAAGGCGACATGACCACGGTGTGGTTTCACCAGCGCATCTTTCACGAAAACCGGTTCATCCGGTACTACGAGGCCAGCGGCGAGGACATCGACCACTTCGTGCGCTACCTGCAAGGCTTGGGCTACATCTTCGGCACGCACTACCTGCCGCACGATGCAAACTTCAAGCGCCTGGGCGAGACGCCAGACCTGAATCTCACGCTCAAGGAAATGTTTGAGCGCCAGATGCCCGGCCAACGCTTCGAGGTTGTGTCCCGCGTGACATCCGTCACCAACGGCATCCAATCCACCCGCAATGTGTTCAGCACGTGCCACTTCTCGGAAGAGGGCTGTGCTGATGGCCTGGTGCACCTGGCCAACTACAAAAAGCGGTGGAACAAGACTACTGGCACGTGGACTGATGAGCCCCTGCACGACATTCATAGCCACGGCTCGGACGCCTTCCGACAGTTCGGCCAGGTTGCTGACGCTGGCGAGGCCTTCAACCCACGCGGCCAGGCTGCGGCCTCCGGCAAGGTGGCATTCCGGCGCCGTGGATCGCCCATGGGTGTGTAACCACAAAGGGCCATATAGCTACACCTAACTACACCTCGCAAAGGCTGCTTTTCGAGGCAAGCATGGCACCCTAGCCCCGAACTTTCGGAGTTGGCAATGGGTGTTTCTATCGATCTGCGCAAGGCGCACGCGCATCGCAAATTCGGCGACATAACGATGATCCTTACCTGGGTCAACGACGAGCGCGCCATGGTGCTGATGCCCAACATTCGCCAAAAGTCTGCCTGGTACATCGTGTGCGAGTCAGCGGCTTGGAAGTACGACGATCCCCAGTACCTGGCAACCCAGTGCGTTAAAGCCTGCGAGGTGCTGGACATTGAGCCCAGCAAACCCAATTGGGTGCGCATCGCAACCCTGATCAATGAGTCGCTTCCCGACCTGATCCGCATGCCCTCCAGTCAGCCCGCCGAACTGATGAACAAGTCCTTTGGCTCCATGACCATGCGCGAGGGCGGCAAGGTTCTCGCCCAGCAAGACATCCGCCTTGAGGACGAGGGTCAGGAATATGTTTGATAACGTGCAATCGGTCCATGGCCGGGCACCCGGTGATGACTACTTCCGCAGGCAAGACGAAACCATTGCCCAACTCGGGCAAGATGCTGGCCCGCAAAACCCCAACGATCTGGATAACGAGGCAAACCGCCAGCTTCATAGCAAGCTGCTGTCCTGGTTCTTCATGGAGCGCGAGAAGCAATCCCTGAACCGCATGGAAATGGCGATGGACGCCGATTTCTATGACAACCTGCAATGGGACCCTCAAGACAGCCAGGATCTGCGTGACCGCGGGCAAATGCCCCTGGTTTACAACGAGGTCGCACCGATGGTGGACTGGCTCATCGGTACCGAGCGCCGCACGCGCGTGGATTGGAAAGTCCTGCCGCGCACCGAGGACGATGTAAAGACTGCCGACATCAAGACTAAGGTTTTGAAATACGTGTCGGACGTGAACCGCTCCAGCTTCGCCCGCTCCCGCGCCTTCGCTGATGCCGTCAAGGCTGGTGTGGGCTGGATCGATAGCGGTGCCCGCGATGACCCGACCAAGGACATCCTTTACAACAAGTACGAGGACTGGCGCCGCGTGCTCTACGACTCGGCCAGCAATGAGCTTGACCTGAGCGATGCGCGCTTCATCTTCCGTTGGGCCTGGGTGGACGAGGACATTGCCGTCCTGATGTACCCCGAGCGCGCGAATCAGATCCGCATGGCCGTGGAAAAGACCAACCACAACCGCGACATTTCATGGGAAGAGGAAAACTGGCAGAGCCAAAACACGCTCCAGTCTCGCGCCCAGGGCCAGCTTTATGCCTCCGGTACCGGCGTGACTATCAATACCAAGCGCCGCCAGATCAAGATCATCGAAGCGCAGTACCGCATGCCGGTGGTGACCAAGATCGTCAAGACCGGCCCGCTCAAGGGCACCATCATTCACCCGAACGATACGCCCTTGCACAACGCGCTCGGCCAGGTGGGCGGCTCCGTGGTGGACCGGCTGATCATGCGCGTGCACCATGCCGTGATGACCGAGGCCGACTTACTTTCGGTTGAGCCATCGATCTACCGCCACAACCGTTTCAGCCTCACACCCATCTGGTGCTACCGCCGAAGCCGGGACCGCATGCCCTACGGCTCCATTCGCCGCGTGCGTGACGTGCAGCAGGATCTGAACAAGCGTGCCAGCAAGGCCCTGTTCATGCTCAATACCAATCAGATCGTCGCCGATGAGGGCGCGGTAGACGATTGGGAACTGGCACGCGATGAGGCTGACCGGCCCGATGGCCTGATCGTCAAGAAGCCAGGCAAGGCGTTCGAGATTCGCCGTGACACGGATGCGGCTACCGGCCAACTCCAGATGATGACCATGGACGCCCAGGCCATCCAGAAATCGGCCGGCGTGTCGCAGGAAAACATGGGGCGCCCGACCAATGCCGTCTCCGGCGAGGCCATCAAGGCACGCCAGACACAAGGCTCAGTCGTCACCACCGAGCCATTCGACAACCTGCGCCTGGCTACCCAGATCGACGGCGAGAACCAGCTTTCCCTTTGTGAGCAGTTTTACACCGAGGACAAGGTAATCCGCCTGACCGGCGCCAAGGGTGCAATCGAGTGGGTGAAGGTCAACCAGCCAGAGCAGCAGCCGGACGGCTCCGTGCGCTACATCAACGACATCACGACCAGCATGGCCGACTTCGTTGTGTCCGAGCAGGACTATGCGGGCACGCTGCGCCAGGTGATGTTTGAGAGCCTGAACCAGCTTGCCACGCGCCTGCCGCCCGAGGTGTCGCTGCGCATCATGACCATCGCCATGGAGTTCTCGGATCTGCCCAACAAGGACGAGATTGCCGACGCCCTGCGCAAGATGACCGGTGACCGTGACCCGAACAAGGAAATGACGCCGGAAGAGCAGCAGCAAGCCCAGGCCCAAGCACAGCAACAGGCCGAAGCCATGCAGATGCAGCGTGAGACGGCCATGAATGCGCTGGAAGAGCAGCGCGCCAAGGTGCGCCAGATCAACGCCCAGGCTGCGAAGCTGGAGGCCGAAGCCCAGGCCGCGGGGCAGGGCGGTATGGACCCGGCGATGCAATCCCAAATCCAGCAGATCCAAAGCCAGGCCGCTGACCAGATCGATACGCTGACCCAGCAGCTTGCCAAGACGCAAAGCGAACTGACAAACCGCACGCTCCAGATCAACAAGGATGCCGACACCAAGATGGAGTTGGCGAACATCGACCGTGATACCAAGCTGCAAGTGGCTGAGATTCAGGCTGCAAGCGACAAGAAGCTCGATGTGTTGGTCAAGAGCATTGAAGGCGTTACGCGCCTCGTAGACGAAGCCCGCAAGGCTGCTGATGAGGCCCGCAAAGTGGCTGATGACGCAACCAAGCGCGCCGACAAGATCGAAAAGACACCAGCGCCATCGGCACCAGCCCCGGCGCCAACGCCTGCACCAGTCCCTGCTGCACCCCAGGTCATCAACCTGACCATTGCAGCCCCTGAGCCCAGCACCAAGACGATCACGCTGGAAAAAGACAAGGCTGGGAACGTGACCGGCGCAAAGGTCAATGAATCAACCAACGGGAAAGCCAAGAAATGACCGAATCAAACCCATCAACAGCCGAACAGCGCCGTGGGCCAGGTGATCGCCGGGCTCCAACTACTCAACCTATGCAAAACGAACAAAGCGGCTGGCACTTGGATAAAAAGGTTCCATTGGGTCTAATTTTCACAATCTTGGTACAGGCTGGCATGGTCGTCTGGGCCATTGCCGACATCAAGAAGGATGTGGAGGTATTGAAGGCTAACCAGGCCATGCTTGCGCAACAGGATGTGCGCCAGGTCACTGACCTGCGCGATGCACTGTCAACGATGCGTGAGCAATTCACATCGGTCAATGCGAAGCTGGATCGTTTGATCGAGAGGCAAATCAAATGAGCCGCACGCCTGACGATTGGTACAAGGTGCTGCTGGCCTGCGGCATGACGCCCCACATTGCGCAAGAGTGGGCCATCGTGTTCTCTGACGTGGTGACCGATACGTCATTCAGCCAGGGTGATGCCGAGCTTGATGACTTCCTGGGCCAGATCCTGCACGAAAGCGGCATGCTGACCACGTTCACCGAGAACCTGAACTACAGCGCCGAGCGCCTGTGCATGGTGTGGCCTGACCGCTTCCCCACGATGGACGATGCCCGGCCCTATGCGCGCAACCCCGAGGCCCTGGCAAACCGTGTGTACGGCGGACGCATGGGCAACACTGAGCCTGGCGACGGCTGGCTGTACCGTGGGCGCACACCCATTCAATTAACCGGCAAGGACAACTATGTCCATGTCGGTGACCTGATGGGCCAGGACCTGGTTACCTCGCCTGAACTGCTGGAACAGCCCCGCTTTGCGCTGGAAGCCTGCATTCATTGGTGGGAGGACCGCATCCCCGATTCGATGCTGGGTGATGTGACCAAGATCACCAAGCGCGTGAATGGTGGGCTCATTGGCCTGGCTGACCGTGACCGCCTGACCGAAGAAGCAAAAGAGGCTCTGGCGTAAATGCTCCACCAGGTCAATCCACTCAATCCAGCACTCACTGAAATGGAAGCCTTCGCGCTAACCAAGATGCTGGAGAAGCGTGAGCAATATGTGGAGCAAGGGCGCGCTGATGCTGCGCATGGACTTGGGACCGGCATATGGATTCTTTGGCAGTCACTCACTCACGGAAAGCAACGCCCAACAGGGTATGGAGAAATCAATGGACTTTGATTGGAAAAAGGTTTTACCGGTCATTGGCGCTGCCGTCACCGGCAATGTGCCAGGCGCTATTCTGGCTGCGGCTTCGGCTCTTAGCGGCGCGCTTGGTACTCCGGTACCGGACACGGCTGAGGGCATCGACACGGCGCTCAAAGCTGCCACGCCTGAGCAACTTGCCGCGCTCAAGACGATTGACGCGAATCTGAAAATACGCTTTCGTGAGCTCGACACTGAGGACAAGCGCATCGATGCAGCCAGTGATGCGGCGGTGATTGACGATGTGAAGGATGCGCGCAAGTTCAATGCGAACACGCACGGCATTCTGTACCTGGGCTATGGCATCAACGTCCTGAGCTATGTGTGCATTTTTGCAATCCTTTTTGGCTGCTTCTCTGTGCTGACAAGCCCAAAGATGGGCGGCATCGATCCCGGCCTGGCTGCAATGGTGGGCTCTGTGGTGGGCGCTGTCGTGCAGTGGCTCATGTCCAACGCGGCCCAGGCTAATCAATTCTTCTTCGGATCTTCCCCCGGCTCACGCCAGGTCAGTGCTGACCTTGCCAAAGCCGTGGGCACCGCAACTACCAAACTGAAATAGGAGTATCACCATGGCAATCTCTAACGCAATGGCTACCAGCTTCAAGCTGGAAATGCCCGATGGTATCCACGCAGCCGCTGATGTTTACAAGGCACTGCTGATTAAGGTTGGCGCAACCGGCGCCTATGACGCTACGCTGACCAACGTGGGCACGCCGGGCTCAGGTGCTCCCAGCACTTCCAACGTGGGCACCGATGAGGCGGCGGGTACCGGCTACACGTCAGGCGGCGTTACCCTGGCTGGCCGTGCTGTGACTAACCAAGCTGGAACAGCCTGTATCGACTTCACCTCTCCAGTCTGGGCCACGTCCAGCATCAGCGCCATCGGCTTGGTGATCTACAACTCGTCCAAGTCCAACAAGGTGTTGGGTACGTTCTCATTCGGGGGCACCATCACCTCCACTAATGGCAACTTCACCGGTACCATGCCAGCCGTTGGCAATACGACATCTGTGTTGCGGGTTGCGTAATGGCCCTCAAGCATGCATTCGCCAGTGGAAAGTCTGATGGCGCCGATGCAACCCAGGTGCAGCCCTCTAACTGGAATGCCGCGCATACCATCGACATGGATGGGTTGACAATTCCATCCCATACCACTACGCCAGCCTCTCCAGCAACTGGCAATGTCACTATGTTTAACCGCAATGTAGGCGGAAGAAACATGCTGGCGATACTCGGGCCTTCTGGCCTTGACTCTGTGTTGCAGCCGCATATCGGGCGCGATAGGACTGTGCGCTGGCAACCGCTAGGGAATGCGACTACTGTACCTATCGTAGAGGGCATCATTGCTTGCACTTCTGTTGGCACAGTTACAGCCCGTAATGTGGCAGTCACAAACATTGCTACTCGCATGAAGCGACTGGGTTTTGTCTCTGCTGCAACAGTGGGTGCCTTGTGTGGCCCGTACTGGGCAGCAGGCGCACAGCAATACACGATTGGTGATGGCGCTGGATTGGGTGGGTTTCACAATGTCTGGCGGTTCAATGTAAGCGATGCCGCTGCCGTAACAGGTGCCCGTTGCTTCATTGGTTGGCGTTCCGTAGTCACAGCGCCTACCAATGTTGAGCCCAATACCTTGACTAACTGCTTCGGCCTGGCTCAACTGTCTACAGATGCGACTCAGTGGTACATCGTCTATGGCGGTAGTGCTGTTCAGACAGCAATTGCACTTGGTACGACGATTGGTGCGCCTACTCTGGTGAACACAGCATGGGATTTATCCTTCTTCGCACCACCGAATAGCAATAACTCGGTGTCCTATTCGCTGACCAACTTGGCAACTAACGTCACAGTCTCAGGGACACTAACCGGTACTGCTGGCCCTGCACTTCCCGCATCTACCGC